GCGTTATATGATATACTTGTGCTATTGGAATTGAGGTGGTCTATGGACATTCAATACCTAGAGTTCAAAGAGGAATTCTATTATTACCACGAGCAATCATGGTGGGTAGTGCTAGAACAGGACGATGGCGGATTGACCACAGGGGCAGAGGTGATCGTTCCTTGGGCATTGCATTGATCAACCGTAGAGGCAAAGCTGCATGGCGCGTAAGCTCACATCAAAGCAGGAAGCTTATAAGAACGCACGGATAGCGGGCGCCGACCCCTCCGACGCCTATGATATAGCGTATCCTACTCACAAGATGTCCAGAAAAGCAGTAAGCGTTGCTGCGCAGAAGTTAGAGAAACACCCTGTTATCAGCCTAGCCATCGAGAAATCCCGAGAGAAGGCAGAAACCAGCGCCGTAATGAGCCGCGGGGAGGCGCTGGAGAAGCTTTCTCTGTCAGCAAGGGTGTCTATCACCGATGTTGCAGATTTCAAGCTTGCGCAGGTAGGAGAGGACGCAGACGGGAACCCTGTTCACCAGACAACATGGGTAATCAAGAACAGCGAAGACATCGCGCCAGAGGTGGCGGCCTGTATAAAGTCGATTACCATCACGCAGACCGGGCCAAAGCTTGAGTTGCACGATCAAAACTCTGCGATCAAGCAGCTGGCTGACATGCAAGGCTGGAACGCTCCGAAGAAGACAGAAGGCAAGATGTCAGTCGATCTGTCAAGCATGACAGACGCAGAGCTTGCCGCCATCGTAGCTAATGAACAGGGCTAGCCTGGAAATCAAAGCTGCAGCGGTGCTTGAGCTGCAGAAGCGCAAAGCCGATCGAAAGAAAGGGCAGGCCACGATTATTGGTGTTGTCTGCCCGATCAAAGGCCATACGCACTCGCTGAAGAGGGTTGGTGGTGAATGGGTAGAGACCAGCGAAGAGGTTGATGTCTATCTAGCGGCAAAGCTTGAGCCTGTCCTGAAGTCAACCAAGCGGTTTATTGTGGTGATCGGCGGGCGAGGATCTGGTAAATCGGTTGGCATTGCTGACATCTGCCTGATCGACGCCAAAGACTCAGGCGCCAAAACATTCTGCCTTCGAGAGTTCCAATCCAGTATTAAAAACTCCGTTCACTCCCTGATCAAGGAAGAGATCGCCCGGCTACAGATGGCTGGGTTTGAGGCTCAGACGCAATCAATCCTGTTCGGCGAGAAGGATGCGTTCCAGTTTGCCGGGCTATCCCGCAATGTTGACTCGATCAAGTCGGCTCATGGATTCAAGCGGTTCTGGGCGGAAGAATCCCAATTCATCAGCCAAGAGTCTCTGACAGCCCTAACCCCGACAGCGCGAAAGAAGCCAAAACGGGGACTTCCGAACGAGGCTGATCAATATGAGGATGAATTAAATAACGTGTCTATGATCTTCGTGGCCAATCCTGGGTCAAGCGAAGATCCCCTCTCCAAGCGCTTCATCACGCCATTTCAGGACGCCTTAGATCGTGACGGCATCTATGAGGATGATCTGCACCTTATCGTGATGATGAACTTCACAGACAACCCTTGGTATGAAGACTCAGGCCTAGAAGACGAGAGGTCATGGGATAAGACGAACAGAGCCGGCGCCGAGTACGATCATATCTGGCTTGGCGCCTATAATGACAGCGTAGAGAATTCGCTGATAATGTCCGAGTGGTTCGACGCATGTATTGATTCGCACCTGAAGCTTGGGTTTAAGCCCACAGGCGTCAAGCTTTCGTCACACGACCCATCAGACACAGGGCCTGACTCTAAGGGTTATGCTATGAGGCATGGCTCTGTCGTACTGGATGCGCAGGAGAAGGAGACAGGCAACGTCAACGAGGGCGGCCACTGGGCGGTAGGCCAAGCTATCCAACAGGGTGTTGATCAATACACCTGGGACTGTGACGGAATGGGCATCGCCCTGGCTGAGCAGACATCGGCAGACTTCGAGGGCAAGCGCACGAAGATTGTGTCGTTCCGAGGATCTGAGAGCCCAGACAACCCGAAGGCCATCTATAAGCCAGCAATGAAGTCTCCGGTTGATAGCCAGAAAACCATAGAGGACTCATTCAAGAACAAGAGAGCGCAGTATTACTTTGAGCTCAGGGACCGGTGCTATCGAACATACAGAGCGGTCACGACGGGCGAGTATCACGACCCTGACACGCTGATAAGCTTCAGTTCTGATATTGCGGTGCTGAAGAAAATCAGGGCCGAATTGTGTAGAATGCCTATTAAGCCCAACGGAAACGGGCTGTTCCAGCTGTACACGAAGGAAGAAATGAAGACTAAGTTCAAGATCAAGTCTCCTAACCTGGGTGATTCAATCATGATGCTGATGCGGTATATGCCGTCGTTTGACCATTCAAAGGTCAAACTGCCCAAACCAAACAAACCGATGAGGCTCCGATAATGTCGCTGGATCTAGACCAAATAAAGAAGATGGTAGACAAGGGGTATCAGTCTGGGCAGACAGGGCGGCAGCAGGCCTCTGATGATTTAGTGTTTGCCCGGGTAACCCAGTGGGATGACAACCTGCTGGAGGATACCAACCTGGCATTCCGTGGCGAGTTCAACATCCTGAAGAAGGCTCACCGCCAGATCATGGGAGACCTGGCTGCTAACCCTGTTCAGGTAGACTTTGAGCCTAAGGATGAAGACAGGGACGACGGCGCTGACCTTCTGGATGGCCTGTATCGTGCCGATGACCGGTTGAACACTTCACAGGAGGCCTACACCTACGCCAGTGCAGACGCTGTTGATGGTGGGTTCGGCGCTTGGGAGTTGTTCACAGAGTATTCCTCAAGTCGAATGGGCGACCTTAACCAGGTAATTCGACGCAAGTTCATCCCCGAGGCTGTTAACTGCGTGTTCTGGGATCCTAACGCTAAACGCCAAGACAAGTCAGATGCCAAGTATTGCTGCGTTATCGAGCCGTTCTCAGAGGATGGATATAATGACCTGGTCAAAGAGCTGACCGGCGAGGAAAGCACAGGCCCTACCAACTTCAGAGCTCCAGAGCATTCCTATACTTTCCCATGGTCAGGTAGCGGCGAGGGTAAAAAGTACTACGTTGGCCGGTTCTTCCATGTCGAGAAGATCAAGGACACCGCGCTGACCTTCGTTGATCCAATGGGCACAGAGACGATCCTGCTTCAGTCTCAGCTTGATGATGTGATGGATGACATGATCGACGCTGGATACGAGATCGTCGCTGAGAAAGACCTTGAGCGCTTCCAGGTAACTCGCTACATCATGTCGGGCCACGAGATATTGAAAGAGGAAGTCATTGCCGGAGAGTACATCCCCATCATTCCGATGTATGGCGAGCGGTATATCGTAGAGGGAGAGGAATACTACAGCGGTATCACACGGCTTGCGAAAGACCCTCAGCGGCTGCGCAACTTCCAGATGAGCTATCTGGCTGATATCGTCTCCCGGTCGCCGCGACCTAAGCCAATCTTCTTTGCTGAGCAGATCCAGGGCTTTGAAAATATGTATGACATTGCGGGGGTCGATAATGACTATCCGTACCTGCTGCAGAACCGGAAAGATGCGAACGGCAATGACTTGCCTATTGGCCCGGTTGCAGCAATGCCTGACCAGCCTATTCCTCAAGCACTAGCGGCCAGCATAGAGCTCACCCGGCAGGCTGTAGAGGACGTTGCCAACCCTGGCATACCCCAAGACATTGCCGACCCTGATCTATCCGGCAAGGCGGTTATGGCGCTGCAGGCCCGAATGGACAAGCAATCCTACATCTTTCAGCACAACCTGAAGTTTGCCAAGCGCAGAGACGGCGAGGTTTACGCCTCAATGGCTGTTGAGATCATGGACTCGCCTCGCAAGATGACCGTGGCCAAGCCAGACGGCACGACCATGCAAGTTGAGACGATGACGCATGTGATCGACGCAGAGACCGGTGAAGTCAAAGTGCTGAACGACCTGACCAACATGGAGTTCGAGGTTTATTCTGATATCGGCCCATCCTACGACAGCCAGAAAGAGCAGACCATTGACCGGCTTGCGGCGATGGCCGAGTCTGTGGCGTTGACCGATCCGACCTTACACAAGGCGCTGATCCTGAAGATCCTGGAGCTCACCGACGGGGTTAATACAGACGATATCCGAGAGTACGCACGCAAGCAGCTGGTATTGACCGGCTTCAAGGAGCCAGAGACTGACGAAGAGAAGCAGATGCTTGCTGAGGCGCAGGGGAATCAGCAGCCGGATGCGAACATGGTTCTGGCCATGGCAGAGGACAAGAAAGGCCAGGCGCAGCAGATGGAGGCTCAGACCAAGCTTCTGGTAGCTCAGTCAAACTCAGCGAACGAGCAGGCCAAGCGACAGATCGATGGATTCAACGCAGAGACCAAGCGGATGGATACCCAGGTTGACGCACAGGAGGCAGGGGCGAACATCGACTTCAAGCGCATCGATGCCATGGGTAAGCAGCTAGACAACGTGCAGAAGCAGCAGGAGATAGCGAACAGCGCTTATCGTGGGACGTTAGCGCAGGCTCAGTAGAACCAAGCTATGATTCTCTGCAATAGGCTGGGTTTATCATCAAAGCACTGGCCGTAGTTTGAAATGACTGCGGTAGTGCTCCATTTTCCGCGTTCGATAGACCCATCTAGGGTTAGGATGTCAGTCCTGCTCTGCATCAACATCGCGTCGCCATCTCTGACCTGTCTGCTCTGCATTATCATAGTCCTTAAGTCGAAGTCGAACGCGAACGCTTTGGTGTTGTCTGGATGTTTAGGGTGGTCGAGTATTGACGTTACCTTGCTCATCTCTCCTTCTCCATTACAGTAATATTGGCGCCATCAACACCGACAACAGTCATTGTGTCGGAATCACCGACCTGGATATCACATCCTATGGATAGCGCGCCGGGTATCCTGTCTAGCTTGATGACTGATGTTTCCCTGCCGCTAATCACAAACACCACATCAGGATACCGATCATGCTTGATCAGCACGGAGCCATCCTTATCGGCAGCGCGGAATACTTTAGCCGGGTTCTGGTGTAGCTGGGTGGGGGTGAATGTTTTCATCATTTATCGCCGTGTTTTGATATGGGTTTCGACAGGAACCATCAAGCCGCTGTAATACAGCTCTGCTGACCCGCGTATAAAGAAGTGCTTAGCTATCGGCTTTAGCCAACCAGTACCGAAGCAAAAATCTATCTGATCAAAGTTGTCGCCCATTTCACTAGCAATGCGCGAAGGTAGTTTATGCGTATTCATTACGAGCCTCGTTTGTTGTCATCGTTAACAGTGTAGACACACAATCGGCCAGGTGTAAATAGAAACCGCTAACCATTTTTGCAAACGAGCCAGTCAGCGAATATAATCAAACTACTGCAGCCGACAGGTAAACGGCAAACGTACCTATCCGAATTGATAGGGCTACTCGCAATCGGAGCACTGATTGGATGAAAACTCTGGAAGAGCTGAAGGCTGAAAACGCCGATA